CGCTGGCAGATGCTTTTGTTCCTGCTGTTAGGCATATTGTTTCTACCATTTTATTTATATGACTTTATCAAGGAAAAACATGAACGAAACGCTTGAATTTTTTTTAAGACTAATTGGCGTTGTAGTTTGCTTTGGCTTGCCCGCTTGGGCATTTATGAAGTTTGACGACCACGAATTTTAAGGAGAACACATGAAAATAGAAAAAATAACTAGGAAACAATGGGCAGTTGCTCTTTTAATCTTATCCATACCGCTAGTGTGGTGGGGATATGTCAACTTCATGTATAAAGGCAGTAATAGTGCTGTCATGGCAATGGCGATTAGTCTGTGTCTAACATCAGGTATTTGCTGTGTTGTTGGTGGAATCTACATGCTATTTACAAAAGAAAAAGATCGGGGGGACGGTTTACTTGCGTCTCAAACAAAAGTTAAAGACCCCCCGATCAATATCGATTTTGGAGGCAATATTATTAATAAACCAACTAAAAAGGTAAATGAAATGGAAACATCTGTAGAAATGATGAAACGAGAGAAAGAATTAGAGACAAGACGAAAAGAATTGGAAGGCTTGCTAGAAGAAGTAAGACAAGAAGAAAATGAATTAGAACAATCCCTTCAAACAAAAGGATGGGTAAAAAAGGACGGAGAGTGGAAGATCCCCTAGTCAAAAAAACTTTTTGTGAGTGTTGCCTGGAAGAAAGAGAAAAAAGTGAGTTTGTCGGAAGACTGGTAAGAACCACAAAAGAAAACCCTGTTCGATTTCGTATTTGTTATGCCTGCGACAGCTACAGCGACGAAGATTTTTATGGTAATCTCACACGAAAACTAATAAACCGCATATTAAAAAGTAATGACTAAACCAAAAGAAACCTACAGCACCAAAAAGGCGTGGAAACAACTGGAAGATCCCGAAACAAAACACTGGCGAAAAATGGCTGAATACTTCAGGAAAGAAAACAAAGAACTAAAAAAGGAGCTTGCGGAACTTAAAAACACTGCGAAAAAAGATAATTATATTGAAACTATCTTAAAGAAATAAAATGGCTAAGCTTCCTGACATGGTAAACCACCCCCCACATTACAAAACAGGAGAGATTGAGTGTATTGACGCGATCGAAGCCATGCTAACTCACGAAGAGTTTGTAGGATATTTAAGAGGAAACTCGCTAAAATATCGTTGGAGATTTAGACACAAAAACGGTGCTCAGGACTTAGAAAAGGCTGAGTGGTATGAGCAAAAATTAAAACCTTTAATACAGGAGAAGAATAATGGTTAAGGGAACCTACAAAATAATACAAAATCCAAGAACAAAAAAATATAGGGTTGCGGATGAGAAAGGTCACAGCATAGACCTAGGCACCACTAAGCTAAGGCAAGCAAAAAAACGTTCTCCAGTAGCTATAGAAAAAATGGAAAAGGACTAATGGCCCTGGCTCCAGAAAAAACAGATAACTCAAAAATTGCAGATATTTTAGGTTATTTCTGGTCTTTGTCTAAAGAAGATCAAAAACTGGTTTTAAAAATTTTACAGAAAGGGAAAAAATGATACGGATTATCCTACTCCGTGAACTGCGCCTCTTCCACTTCCAACAATGGCTTATAGTCTCCCAATAGTTTTTGTATTCTCTTTTTAATCTCTATTTCACTTAAAGAATCCAAAGTGCCTGTTCGGACTTCTCTTCTTTCTATATAGAGTCCTGCCGCTCTCCCTCTTTGAACCTCTGCTGAAACCGCTGCGGTTAAGTTTCCTTTATCTATGGCCTGGTCTCTTATGTCAGCAAGTTTTTTAACNTGTCTGCTGAATGTAACTTCATACTTTCTNTCTACTTCTCCCTGGAGTTCTCTTATGTATCGAACAACAAGTGGGTATCTTTGTGGGTTTAAAAGCTCAGACGCTCTAACGTGCGCACTCGATTTGCCGTATCCAGCAGAAAGCGCACATTCAGTTTGTGTTTTTGAACCGTCGTTATAAACAAACTCTTTTGCAAAACGCACTTGCTTTGGAGTCAAATGTTTTTCATTACGGCCAGATATGTTTCCTGATACTCCTTTAGGCATGAGTGAATTATATCTTTTAAAGTAAGTTTTAGTAAGTCTTTTTTCACATAACCTACATAACCTGAAACGCACCTCTCTCAGGTTATGTGAAAACCCCTATAAACAAAGGCTTTCAGGGAAAACGCACCTCCGCACCTCTGTTTTTGATATTTTTTTCGTATTAGTCTCTTGAAAAATCTCAAAATCTCAGGTTCAGGGGATGTGAGTATACTCTATATAGGAAAACAAGACCCCTTTGTTTTAAAGGGTTTCAGAGGCACCAAAACCCTGTTTTTACATAACTTCTACATAACTTCTGCGTGTTTTTGAGGTGCGGTGGAGAAACTGACCCTTTTCCCTTAGAAACTGACCCTTTTCCCTTAGAAANGACAGGTAAANTCTTAGAAACNACAGGTAAGTTCCTAGAAGTTGACTATTTNTCCCTGGTCCTTGGTCCANCGCCAACTCGACCTAATGAAAAAACCCTTTACTTTATTTTACTGTGGAGTATACTACAGGTAGTTAGTTAGAGCACCTATTTTGTTAATAGACGGATACCGGTCCTAGTTCGATAGCTAATATTCTTAGCTCTAACTAACTATCTCGGAGGATATTGGCAATAGGACCACCTAACTATGAAAAAAAGGAAAGAAAAAATGAAAACAAGTGACTTAGCCATTGAACAAGAGCAGGCTCGCCAGGAAGAAACACATGAACACGAAGAAATGTATAGGAAACTGGAAAAGTTTGTAGAAACCTTTGAAGAAAAGGCATTACCAAAAGAGCGCGATTGGGTGCGGCTTACCATTACCTTAGACCTTGACGCAACAGAAGAGCTTAAAGAAATCCTTTTTGCTGAGAAAACTAATGGACCGCATAGGCTAAGGAACGAAAAGCTAGAGGAGTTCCTTGCTAGAGGTCTTTTTGGAGGNGGCTTTCAGCGTGCGTTTATTCCCAGTGAGTATCTTGGAGACGAGGGCATGGTGCTGAAAAAAGCAAAAGCAGAGCAGTTAATAGCAGTAGTCCACAATAAAGGGTTTATGTCTCACATAAAGGAGGAAGACCTATGACTATGAAACAAATTGATTGGATAGATCGCCATGAAACAAACCAGGACAGAATTGAAAAATTTAAAGCCAAAACCTCTAAAAAAGTTATACGGGAAATAGAACAACGCGACCCGGATTGTCCAAACACCTACGAAGAGGTCAGCCATGGATACTAATCCGGTGACTTTAGTTTACTTCGACAAAAAGGACGCAGATTTTTTATCACACTCAATCTGCACCTACACCGAAGAGTTCCAACCAGAATTACATAAAGGGGAAATGCCCAATGGCGCCGGTAAACTGATTATCCACTTCTACTCAGACCAGCTTTCCGCCCTCACTGCTTATAAAATCTTTGATGAGTTGAGCATGAACACCTGTTTGGCTACCGTAGCCGATGAGTGGGCCGTGATCGTGGACGATCCGGAAAGACACGCCGCTCTTTTGAACAGCTGACACCGATTAAGTTATCGGATTTGGTCCCAGTTCGTCAGTCCATGTTTCGTGGTGTCAGTTCCTTATATAATACGAGCATGGATGATGGGACTAATCAGAGAAACTTTCTCCCGTAGTCCCCATAGTTCATTGTGTGATTAACTGCTTTCTTTACTAATCCCCCTTTCTGATAACCAGGGAAACCTCCTTTTTCTATAACCATCTCCCGCAGTGGTGCGATCTCTAAGGCATAAACTTTAATAGGAAGGGTTTCATACTCCCCTGTCTCTTCGTTGTATTTCTCCCCTGTAAACTCAGCCTCTGTGAGCTCTTTAAAATCGAGATCAAACGCCGTAGCTATTTTCTTCGCTTCCTTTATCGCCAGCGTATAAGGCGAAACAGGTCCGCCTCCTGCACTTGCTGTGGGAATGTAGATGTGTGTGACATCAGGGTCGTGCTTCAGCATAGAAACAATATCCGCTTGTAGTTTTGCTCTTCCAAAAGTCCCTTTTAGCGGATAATCCGCACGCATGTCGCGCTCTCTTGCCGATGTCGCGGCTACCTTGTCTTGCAATTCTTTAAACTCGTCTCTTCCAGGAGCCTTCTCGTTTTTAATGGCCTGATAAATAAGGCCCATGTTTGAGTCCTGCGCCACTATCTCCTGTGCGAACGGTTTTAGTGTTTTTATAGTTGTGTCAAGATGTTTAATAGCACTGTTTTCTATGGCAAGCTCAGCAACAGGAGAAAAATATTCTTGAACAACCTGGAGCACTTCGGAATCTGCTTGATAAGATTCGGGAACATACTTAGCGTCAACCAACGCTTTTGAAACTTTCTGACTAGACATACCCGGCCTCTTGCCTTGTTCATAATCAGCACTAAACTTGCCAGAGCTATCAACAAACTCCCGGCTGTCCGTCAAGAAGACGTCAAGGCTCGCATCGTCTTTAAACTCTATGCCTAAACCACGAAGCGGNTGGTTCTTTAATATCTCTTTTTTAAGGTTTTTCTTATAAGTAGGAANAATCAAAGTTTTTTCCAGCTCCCCCATTTTTTCGTGTAGTGCGGCCCAGCTCTCAGAATAGCTTTTCCCTGGAGAGTCTGGAAAGGAGCGAACAAAGGCTACTGAAGCGCTTGCTGGGAGCAAAGGCGTATCGCCTAATATTACTCTAGCGGTATCGTTTGGGAGCGCGCTGGCATCCAGCTCAGGAAACAACGCTTTAAAAACAACCATCGGCGCGGTGCCTTGACGCAGCCAATCAGCTTTCAAATTAGCTGCTGCCTGGTTCATCATGTTACCGGTTTGGAGTTTTCTTCTCTCAGGAGCGATCATCTTTTCTTTCTTCTTTTTAGAACGATAGCCTATTTTTGCGTGCCTCTCTAACTTCGATTGAACTTGTCCGTGTATGCCGGACTGTATTTCTGTCATTAAATAGCCTTTAGTATCAGCATTTCTGCCTCCGTGGCTGAACATTCCACCACGAGACCACCCCAGGGTTCCAGAACCCGCCCAACCGTGGCCCATTGGATTAGGGTGGTAAGCCGGATCTTTCTTTTTTAGTGTGTTTGCTTCAGCCAAACTGTAGACGAAGGAGCCAGGGTCATTAAAGTCCACGGTGTAGTCTCCGCCTTTAAACATATAATCTTGTATTTTTTGTTGAACGTCAGGGGAAACTCGTGCGTCGTACCTGAGACTAATAGTTATGTCTTCTCCAAGACGTCTCAAAGCCGGTTGTCCTTGGCCCTGGAACTGAGGAAATGTTTGGACGTGGCTTCCGTGTTTAAGGCTATAAGGTTCTATTGCTCTTTCGCTGGGACTCATTGGAGGAAGAAAAGGAAGGAGTCCAGGCAGCCCTTCTTTAGCTTTCTCAATTCTTTTTTCAACTTTTGGTTCAATCACATCCACAAATTCGTTGAAGAAACGGTCCTCGCCGTTTGGAAGAAGATCCGTCGGCGCATCTGCTTTGCCTGGGTCGTAGCCTTCGGGTAGAACTTCAGACTTCTTAATCTCTTCCGCCATGTACTGAGCAAATTTTCCTTCTCTCCAGGACTCGATGTCTGGATTAGCGCTGGTGCGATAGTTGTCCGGGGTTACAGCCCGGCCACGATCAGACAACACAACTTGGCTGAATCCGCTTCTGTGGTCTTGTAATACATTCAAAAGCTCTTGTCTTGTTACAGACTGTCCAGCGTTCATACGATCCAACAAAAAATCTCCGAGCTTTGCTTCAATGGCTTCTGTTGCCAACCTGTCTTTGTTCAGGTCCGTTGTTTTAAATTTTCCATGCTTAGCTACCCCTTTGCCTTCGCCAAGCTTGATGAATAATTTTTTCATCGCCTCCTCAGCGCTTATCCCCTTTTTAGGAATTTGGCTTTTTATGTGTTGTTCAAGTGGACTGTATGACATGAACGTAGTGCTTATCGAACCTTTCGGACCCTTCCTCATAAGGGCTTCGGTTTCGGGAGTGTAAACCTGTTGGACAGAGCCGAGGGGAAGAATATCGTCCTGGTGTACTCCTTCGACAGTTCGTACCGTGTAATCAGCAACCACAGGAGGCGGCTGGTTGAAAAAATCCCTGGGCTTATCGAATTCGTATTTCCCTGGCTCTTCGCTTTTTTCTACAGCGTAATAGTCTCTTGCTAGGGAGTCTGTGTATTCTTGTATATCGTCCAGGTTCCACACCCTTGTGGAGGGGTCTCCTTCATAATCACCTTCTGTAAACTCAGCCGGGTGGCTTGAGATGTGGCTTACAATGTCTTGAGTTATATCAGCGACATCTTTTTCTTTAATATCGTCTCCTATTCTATCTAAAATTTTGGGAACCAAAGCCTCAATATCCTGTGTACTCATCAAGTTCTCTGTTCCTGCACCAATCTGTCCGCCCAACATATCTATTTCCTGCGGCATAAAAAACTCTGAAAGATTCGGATACTTTTCTTTAGCCAACGCCATGTTTTCTGCTTCTTGTCTGTCTAGTTTCGCTTGCAGCTCCTCTTCTGGCGTTATTTCTGGAGCAGGAGCTTCTTCTGCCACTTCTTCTTTCTTCTTGCCAAAGAGTTTCGTAAACGGATTAGAATAAAGCGAGCCGTCCAGGGCAGGAGGACCTACTTGACTAATCACCTCTGTACCAGCTTGCGTAACAGTTCCTGCTCCAGTACCCAACAAACCTTCGGCAAGCGCTGCTTTAGGATCTATTTCTAGTCCTTGGGCCGTGAGCGCTGAACCACCGATCTGTTCTGTTAGACCTTGGAACCCTTCAGTTACGCCTTCAGACACCCCTGCTTTAACTGTTTGTTTTCCAGCTTGTTTGAAAGCTCCTTTGCCAATACTGTTAAGCACCCCAACATTCTTGATACCTATAGCATTTAACACACCACTGGCAGCACTTGTTCCAAGCGCGCCTTTCCAATCGTCCCAGTTCGGCTCTTCTCGATCATTGTTCCTGGCCCTTTCCAATGCAACAGGACCTGCAATCTGTACCGCTTCAAATAAAGCGGGGCCTAATAAAGCCCCAACAGCCGCGCCAATAGGACCAGCCATTGAACCAAGCGCTGCTCCTCCACCTCTTGCCAATAAAGACCCGGCAATTTGTCCCGCTTGTTCAAAAACAGCTGTGGGGAAATGCTCCCAGTTAAGGTCCCACCACTCTGGAGACTGGGAATTTATAAATTTTCCAGCTGCGGATTCGTAGTTCTCTGGTTCTTCGACAAGATCACGCATAAAGGTTTCCCACTCTTCCATGCCGAGAGCCTGAAAAGTGGTTGCCATGTTCTCCAAGGGTTGGTCTATCGCATAACGAAAGGCCGAAGATAAGCTTGTATCTGGTTGGGAAGTTGCCATCCCTATATGATACACCTAATGTTTAGTTGAAAAAAGTCCTTGGTCCGGTGTTGTTTCCATAATAAAAGAGGTTAATTGAACTAACATCTCTCTGTCCAGATCCGAGTTACTGGTCACCGAAGACAGTAACATCACCAGGGCAGTAGCAAGTTCCCAGGGAGAAACCCCCTTTTGTTCACAGTGTTCTCGCAGTATCGGATAGACATCTGCGATGATTTTATCCACCACGGTTTGCGTGCTTGGATCATTTAAATATTTTTTAATAGCCATGTTTTATTGTATCCTATTTAAACCATTTTCGTACTTCTCCAAGCACTTCATTGCTGATCTTAACCTTGCTCAAAAGATTTTGGAGTATTTTTTCATCAACCGTATCCTTAGACACCAGGTCTATATAAGTGCAGCTTTTATTCTGCCCTATTCTGTGAATACGGTCTTCTGCCTGGACCCTCATTTCCAAATCATAAGAATTGGAATAAAAAATCATGGTGCTGGCAGCAGTTAAGGTAATGCCACGACCCCCTGTTTGTGGGTTACTTATAAAATAACGTAAACCACTTTCAGGATCCTGGAATTTATCAATCGTTTTTTGCCTTTCGTTCTGGGGAGTTTTGCCATAATAAGAGGCCACAGATTCTTTGCCGAATTTTTCAGCAATTGCTTTTTCTAACTGTTGAATATCTGTCTGAAACACAGCAAAAATGACCGCTTTCTCGGATGTCTCTTCCAGTAGGTCAAGCACTGCTTTTACTCTATTGTTCTTTAAGACAATAGTTTTCCCTTCTTCGTTCCTTAAACTCCCGGCTACTACTTGTTGCAGTCGCATAATCTGGGTTAAGACATTCATAGTGCTGAATACTTCTTCGTTTAATATCATTAACGCTTTTCGTTTCATGGTGCCGTAAGCCTTTTTTTGTTCATCACTGAGTTCTACATAGCGTTTCATGTAAACCTTCTCTGGTAG